GTTTAAGTAAGTCATTTGAAATTACTAAAAAGGAATTGAAGGAAATGGTTAAAGATTTCAAATTGCAAGGTTGTGATTTGTTTTGATAAAATTAAAAGAAGAATTCCATAATTTTTGTAGTGAGAAGTGTGTGTTCAGTATAAATAATAAATGTGAAATAATTGAAATGCAATGCCCAGTTATTGAGTTTATAAAATATTTAAAGAAAATAAAATAATTACTAAACTAGATTCTATATATTAAATAAAACAAAAATAATAAAGAAAGAGGATGATTTATTGAAACCAATATTCGCTGAAGAAAAACAGTTTTTAGAAAAAAGATTAGGGTTAGAAATCCCTACAGATTGTTGGAGAGATGGATCTAAGATATACCTAGACCCAACATGCACTAAACCACTATACATTTTTAAAGTAGACAATAAATTAATCAAAATTACAAAAGATAATTCGGAATTATTTACTGAATATAAACAAAAGAAACTAGATGAGCTAATTGAATTATATGATGATAAATTAAATGAGCAAAAACAAAAATCTTTAGATAAAACAATAGAATACATATTAGCACATCAAGATTATAGATATGTTTTAAGTCATAGTGGAGGAAAAGATAGTACAGTTACATATGACATATGGTTAAAAGCATTGGAAATATTAAAACAAAATCATCGAGAGGAATATGACAATATTAATTGGGAAATAAACTTTTCAAATACAAGTAATGATACTGCCGATACATATAAATATATAAAAACATTACCTAGAGATAAATTAAATATTCTTAATCCTTCTGTTGGATTCTATCAATGGATTGTAAAGGTAAAGAATTATTTTGTTCCATCTGCAATGGTTAGGAATTGTTGTTCTACATACAAAGAAGGACAAATAAATAAGTGTTATAATAAGAAAGAAAATATTACTATGGTCACTGGGGTAAGAAAATATGAGTCAACTAAAAGAGCGAAATATGAATTTGTAATGGACTCAGAATTTAGGACAAAACTTCATGGAAAAGATAATCTGGCTAAACCTTGGATTACTTTTGCTCCAATAGTTGAATGGAAAGACGAAGAGGTTTGGTTATATATCTTGCATAAACAATTGGAATATAATAATCAATATAATGTGGGATTTAATCGTTGTGGGTGTTTGATATGTCCATACCAAAGTGATTACATAGACCTTATTATAGAAGAAAACTATCCGAAACAATGGGGCAGATGGTTAGAAATATTAAAGAAGAATTATGTTATTTGGCATGTGGGAGAACATCTTAAATGGTCATTAGAGGAATGGATAAACGGTAAATGGAAACAGGGAACAAGTAAAGAATATGAATTAATCAATCTTTTCCTGACAGAAGATAGGGTTAAGCAATTAGCAGAGATTAAGGGCATATCTGAAGCAATGGCTAAGAAATTTTGGAATAAGAAATGTGGCTGTGGAAAGAAATTAAATCCAACAGAAATAGCTATGAATTACAAAACTTTTGGTAGATATGAGAGTGTAGAAAATGATACTAGACAATTACTGTGTAAAAAATGTTTTTGTGAGCAAGAAGGTATATCTACAAAGGAGTATGCAGAAAGAACATATAGATATTTAGAAGAAGGGTGTAATTTATTCTAATACATAAGTAAAATATAAAATACCATAAAATTCATATTCTAATCTATGCAACAACAATAAATATAAAAATAATTTTTATACACTACTTGATATTTGTTTCAAGTAGTGTATAATTGGTATAGAAAGTAAATTAGAGGAGTGATACGTATGAAGATAAAATCTAAGGAAGTAACATATCCAAGAATGGTCAATAATGCAAATGATATTAGACAATTTGAAATTTATCAAATCAACTTTGAAGATTCTGAACGTGGCACGGCAGTTGTAGTAATAACTCCAACTAGTTTTTCTTCAAATGTTACAGTTGTTCCATTTTCTAAAAATAAGTTTCGTTTTGATAGAAGTTTCACCTTATCTAAAAGCAGACTGCTGAATGGTGCGCAAGTAATTGGTATGTGTAGTCAGGAAGAAATTGATGAGTTGACCAAATCAGCAGAAGAGTATAGTACACAGAAGAAGGAGATTTTGATAAACTTGAGAATTATGGAATTAATAATTTCGTAAATGACGTTAAAGATGTTCTTGTGAATGGGATAGAATTTCCAAATGGAATTATAGTCAAGTGTGAAGGGATTATTGATATTTCAGTTGAAGAGGATTAAGTTATAGCATCAATTGTTGCTTTCCAAGGATTATTTTAAGGAGGGAAAGTTAAATGTTTTATGATTTAATCAAAGATTTTTATAATCACAATGTTGCAGACCAAAGATTTGAAAATGAATTGGCACAAAAGATTAAACAAATATTAATTGATTATCATGGTGAAGAAAAATATTTGTCAGATGCTAAAACTAACAAGGAAGTATATATGTTGCTAAATATTATAATGGAATTGTATCGTTCGGGAATTGAAGTCGGTAAAGGTGCTACAATGGAATACTTTGAACAAAAAGCAGTTAGTGACGAAGCAAGAACTCAACAGTGGTTAAATAGTGGTATTTTGAAAGGAGAGTGATACATATGACTTTTGATGAAGTTAAAAAACTAATGATTGAATTCCGTTTTTCTCCTCTACATGATTATGATCTTAAAGAAAACCATATTTCAATGTTAGGACTATTTGAAGATACTATGTTCTATCTAAGAAGTAAATTGTCTGATGATTGGGTAATTATCGAGAAGAGAAGAAATCCTGAGAATGATTTTCTTAGAGTTGATATTATTAGAGGAGTGAATTTGCATAATGGAAACAATTAGACAAACAATTCTAATCAATAAACCTAAAATTCTTGACAATGAAGAACACTCATTCTATGATTGGGGAAATTATATCAAAGAATATGTTGAAGTATTAGATAAACAACTTTGTGAACTATTTTCTAATGCTCATAAATATTTCTGTGACAAAGAGAATAAATTAGTTGGAAGAAATAGTTGGTTAGGGAATCATATCAGACCAAATAAACAATTGTATATTTATGATTTCTGGGAAATGGAAAAAATAGAAGAATTTAGTTTTGGATTTCATTCAACTAGAGGTAAGAATATTGGCAAATTAGTTGTAGATATTAAGTGGGCGTAAAAGGAGGAGTGTATTTTATGAAATTGATAGCTTTTGATTTTGAATATGTTTTAGATGGAGCAGAAAAATATGATACAAAAACAATGTCAAATGAAGTTAAGGAAAAACTTAAACCATATGTCTTGTATTTTAGGGAAGATGATAGTATAGGAATTTGCTACAAAGATCAAAAGGAAAACATAGTTAAAGTATTAAAGGAATATGGAGAAGTTAAATTGGTCGGAGAATTTCTTGATTTATATACATTCTTTAATACTGAGGACTATGGTTGGGATAATGTAATTTTAGGTAACTATGAACTTGATGCAGATGAAATTTGGAGTGAATTTGCTAAATTACTTAAAAAGAATGAGAAATTATTATTTAAGGCAGGGGATAAATTCGAAGATGAGTGGCACAAACTTGAAAAATTAGCAATAAGAAGTGTTTTTGACAAGATAATTGTAGATATTAAGAAAGAAATAGAAGATGCAGAAAAAGATTTTGAAAGTCGTGTTGGAATGTACAAGTAAAATATTGAAGGAGTGATATTATATAATGAAAGAAATTAAACCATGTCCTTTTTGTGGAGGCGAAGGTGAATTTAGAGATGAGGGTGATTGGGGTTCTATGTGGGTAGAATGTCAGGTATGTGGTGCTGAAGGAGCGTGGGTAGATAAACATGATGGGAAAACAGAAGATGATGCTATTGATAAATGGAATAAGAGAGTATAAAGGAGGATTTAATTTATGGAAAGATTTTATCATTGTGCTTGTTATAAGTCTAAAGATGAAAAATTAATACCAAGAATCAAGATGGCGAAATATATGAGAAAGATGTCGAAAGAATATCCAAGTGATACCCATCTAGA